GGTGCTCTCCTGATTCCACACAATTGAGGCCTACCGTACACGAGCAATAGAAGCTTGCAAGGCTTGGCGGATTACCGATCCAGCGCTCTGATATAGGCCTGACAGGCCTGCAAGGCAATCAATCCGCGATCACCGGCGTCGGTGATGGCGATAATTCGTTGAGCATGCGCCGGGTCAAGTCGGGCGCGTGGGGCGCCATGATCCAGGCCGCCGGCGCCGGTGGCGGCAGGCACTGCACAACCGGCGGCAACATCGTTGGCGTCGAGGAGGACTGACAGCCGGACATCGGCAGTAGCAAGGCGATCGCGCAGGCGATCCTGGTCACGTTGGGCATCGCTCAAGGCTCGGTAATGGGTTTGTTCGCTGGCGGACAGCTGCTGCTCAAGGGCCAGACGTTTGTCTTGCTCGGTCTTTTGCTGCGTCGCGGCCGCTTGGGTTATCTGATTCAACGTCTCGCTCTGGGCTTGGGCCAACTGCGCCAACTGCTGGCCATAACGCCAATCCTGGATTCGCCACGCCAGCATCGCCGGGCCACCCGCCAACAATGCCAGTAAAACGATGATACCCAGGGTACGAGTAGAGAAAGGCATCAGGCCAAAGGCTGGCATAACACCGCCCTCGCCCGCGCCCAGAGTTGCAGGCGATCCTCCAAGCCGTTCAAACCGCCATTGATGCGTCGGGTGATGCTGTTGAACTGATCACGATCGGCCAGCTCGTTCAAGCCGCTCTGCTCCCAGAACCAAGCGGAGGATTCGGATGCCCATTGCGGCTGCTCAAGAAGCTCAGGCAGCGCCAGCAGCCGTTCATCACCGAACAAGCCAAGACTACAGCGACGATAATTGTCATGGCCGGTAATCTGGATCAGTCCTCGGCCGCGATACTTCTGGCCGTCGCCGTCAGCCTGGGGCGAGTTGCCCAGGCGAACGGCCAACGCGCCGGTGTCGTATTTGCTTAGATAGGCTTCGCTGCCCAGCTCGCGCACATACCGTAGCTGCCCCGACTCGTGGCCGATTTGCGCCAGGAACGCAGCGATGCGTTTAGGCGTGACGATACGGTGGCGGGACATGGCGATGTTAAGGGCTGAAACAAAAACGCCCGCTTGGGCGCGGGCGTTGGGCATGATGCTGATAAGTTGTGCTTGGGTGACGTCCATAGACCGTCCCTCGAAAAAACATTACTGAAGTTGCGTTGCCAGCCAGGGCGGCGCGACGATGCCTGGCCGCGGGGAACCACTCATCCTACGGCCACGCTCCCAAGGCATGTCGAGAGAAAGTGCAGTCACCAGCCCCACAGGAATGGCGTCAGGCCTTGGCATCCAGGCAGGTCGCATCAATCAGGCAGCGATAGCTTTTTTCCCGGTCGCCACTGGCGGTGACCTTGTCGATCGACCAGCGACCGCGCATGAAATCCGGCCAGGTGGCGTCCAGCAGTACGATGCCCTCGGCGGACAGCCCCGGGTTGCCAGGGCACTCGATCGCCACCTTGAGGGCTTCGCGCATCATCCTGCGCACCTCGCCTTCACCGGCAGCGCGGGCGTCATCTGCGCTCTGGAAGCGCTGGCGCAGGGTCTTGAACGGCGCGAGGCCGCTCTCTTCGACCTGCAACTTGCCGGCCGTCGCGTCCCACCAACGGGTCTTGCAGCCTTGGTATTTCGCCCGGGCGGTTTCATCCAGCTTGGCCGAAATAAAAGCCTGGTCGCCAGGACGATTGTTGGTCGTCACCGACAGTTTTATCTCGGGCAGGACCTTGCCCGACAGCGACTTCGCCTGGCCGCGCCGCGCCAGCACATACAGCTCGTTGATCGGCTTGGCGACGGCGTCATAACGATGGGCCAGGCGCGTCAGGAACCCCATGTCGGTTTCGTTGGACTGGTCGATGTGCTCGATCTTGATCAGCGCCAGGTCTGGCGCCACCCGGGGAGAAAAACCGTGCCTGGACGTCAGTTGACGAAACAGCGCCCCCAGGGTCGTCGGTCCATGGCTGACGGATCGGCGCTGCTTGAACCCGGTCTGGTCCGCCGCACTGAACGGCGCGGCCATGGCCACCAAGGTCAGGCGCAACGGGAACAGCGTCGGCGTGCGCCGGGTAATGACGAACTCGCCCTTGTCCACCAGCCCCGACTCCACGTAGCCGACCCGCAAACCGATTTTCCCGCCCAGGCTGGGCAACCCTTCCAGCCCGTCCAGGCTGATGGTGAGGGTCAGTTGATCCGACTCGATTCCTGCCGCGTCGACGTGTGTCCAACTGAGCAATCGTGCGTTGAGCAGCGCGGCGTTCGCGCCGTACACTTCCACCGCAGGCGTGAAACCCAATGACATGTTGCCTCCTTAATCCCAGGCCGAAACCGGTGGGGTTGCCACGGGCTTGAGGTCCACTTCCGGCAAGACCACCCATACGCCCGCCGGCAATACAGGCCCCCATTCAGCCAGCCCCGGATTGAGCCGCCAGAGCGCCTCTTCGACGATGTCGTCACAGCGCTCAAGCTCGCGGTACAGCAACAGATTCACCGAATCACCGGCGATACTTCGAACCCTACGCATTGGCGAACTCCGTCAATTCAACCACCCAGCCGACCACCATCGCCGTGCCGTCATCAATGATCTCGGTCTGGGTTTCCGTCACCTTGTTGATCTGCCACAGGCCCCAATTGCGACCGATGCCATCGACCAACGGCACGGGGACTCGCTGCGCCTGCAAGGCGCGCAACTCATCGAGGCGATCCATGGCGGTGGCGTACATCGACTTGCCGGTGATCGTCAGCCCTTGCAGGCCTTGGCCGACCTGGCTGGACTTGGGTTTGCTGGTGAGGATGTCGATGCTCTTCCAGCCACCGTCCGAGGTGCGTACCAGGCTGTGGTACGCAAAGTTTCTCGACAAACCGAAAATGAAACTGCCGAGTGCCATTTGCTGACGCATCACGTACCTCCGTCGGTCAGGGCCGCGTCACTGCGCATGGCGAGTGAGTTGGGCATGGTCATCAAGCCGAATTGGCCCGAGAGCTGCTGCACGACCAGGTTGGCCAACTGACTCGCGCTGGCCTGGTCCTGGCCGTTGATGTAGATGTTTGCGGTCATGGTGTTTTGTTGCGTGGTTGTCTGGGTGCTAGCCAGGTCTTTGCTGACCTGGTCTGGAGCGGCGAGTCTGTCGGCGGGGGCGACGAGCTTCTCCCCCAAGGACGCGCCCGCATCGCTCCCCAACCAGCCGCCCAGCAGTCCGCCAACCAGACCACCAATGGCAGTGCCGATCACCGGAACGACGCTCCCCAAAGCGGCACCGGCCGCAGACCCCGCAGCAGCGCCTGCCCAGCCGCCACCTGCCGCTCCCAGGCCTGCACTCATCATTCGTTTGTCGCCGGTCAGTACACCCTCGGCCACATCAGCGACGGCACCGACTACTTTTAATGGGCCGGGCGCCCTGCGGGTCATCGAGCGTAATGAGGCCGTTGACCCGAGTGAAAAACGCCCTGCGCCTCCCAGTGAGCCTCGTGTACTGACACGTATTTTCGTCCCGCTCGGGGATTCGGGACGCTGGGTGGCATTGCGTGTATCCAGCTTGTCCCCACGAGGATTTCTGAAATCTTCGGAGATCACTTCCCCCAATCGGCCGGGAAGGTGCGGAGCGACCTTGCCCAACACCCGCTTGGCCACCTGATTGGACATCTCATCCCCTACAGCCTTGAGCAGCGCGCCCACCAGCGGTTTGATCGCCGCGCCAATCAACACAATGGCCGCAGCGGCTTTAGGTGAGGACTCCGCCAACTCACTCATGCCATCGGCCAGCGACCCCAACCACTGGAACGAGGTATCCGCCGAGGGCATCAGGGCATTGCCCGTGGCCAGCGACAAACGCTCGCTGCGGGCGTTGAGGACGTTCAGTTGGCCCTGCCGGGTATTCGACAGCGCCAACGCGTCCTGCCGCACCGAACCGTTGTTGTCCAATTGTGAAGTGGCGTATTGGCCTGGGTCTTTGACCTGCCAGAACGCGGCGTTCACATCGTCGAGTTTCTGCGACATGCGCAACACCGCGGCATCCCCAGAGCCAAACAGCGAAGAGGCCAGGGACGAGCGTTTTTCGGTCGGCTGCGCGTTCAAGGCCGCCAGCACCGACATCACTGTCCCCGGCGCGGCGTCCTTGTCACGCAAGCCGCTCGCCACCTCTTTGGGATCAAGTCCCAGTTGCTTCCAAGCCGCTTGCTCGGTCGCGGAGGCCTGATCGCCCTTGCCTAGAGCAGTCGTGAAGTGATCGAGCGCCACACCCGCTTCAGCTTGTTGCGCGCCGGTATTGAGAAGTGCCGCCGTCAGCGCCGCAGCTTGGGCAGGCTGCAGGCCCGCCGAGGTCGCGGCCGCACCGTCACGCTGCAACACTGTGCCGATCTCACTCGCTTTCGCACCACCGGGAATCTTGCTCAGGTGGTTGGTAGCGTCCGCCAGATCAAACGCTTTCTCTGCGCTGAGCTTCATGGAGGTGCGCCAGCCGAGCAGCATCTCGGCGGCTTCCATGGCTGGCATTTTGAACGTCGATGCTGTGACACCCGCATCACTGGCGAAGCGCAACAGCGCCAATTGCCGGTCCGAGGCATTGGGCAGATCGCTGCCGACTCCTGCCCTGGCCGCCAGGCTTTGCATCCTCACCACCTCAACCGCCGTGGTCCCGCCGGCCGCCACCAACGGCGCACTGGCGATACGCTGGGTTGGCTCCGCCATTTCTGCAATCTGGCGAGGCGTGAAGTGGCCGGCCTGCTTCAGATCGGCCATGGCCGCATCCATCGCTATCGCCGGTTTGAGCAGCGCCGGTGGTTCGATACCGCCACCCGACTTACCCTTTGGCTCATTGGCCGACTCACCCTTGGTGCCGGCGCCCATCGTTTGGGAAAACAATCGTTGCGCCGATAGCTTCACGGTCAGCGACTCGATCGCCGTGGTCAGCAACCCGAGCTTGAGCCCAAGTTTCTCCAGCGCCAGGTCGAGGCCCGACAGCTGATCCCTGGCGAACGTGCCTTGTGCTGACACACCGTTCGTAGGGCTGGTATTACCGAACGCCAACCCACTCTCATTGAAGGCTGCGTATTTGAGCGAATATCTATCGTCCGCCATCCCGCTCTACTCCTGTTTCACGCCAAGGCGAGTGATCGCAATGTCGTAGCGACGCAAGGCCTTGCCGGCGTCCCACTCCAGGATTTCCGCCTCACTTACCGAGTAAATGAGCGGCACCACATCGAGGATCACTTCGATGTCGCGCTCCGAAAGAAGTCCGCCGGTTTGTTTAAAAAATCGTCGATGCGCACCTGCAGTTGCGTCCAGTCGGGCACGGTCAGCCGGTCCAGGTCGGGAATCATCAGGCCGGTGCAGTGGGCGGTGATGAACTCGGCGCGCTCCTTGGCCGTCTTCAGTTTTTTCATCGCCTTGGTCGCACGCAGCACCGGCATTTCCAGGGTCAGCGACGTCAGGCTGCGACCCGCGACGTCGAGCGGTTGCAGCAGTTGCACCTGGTCGGGATCGCCCTGTGGCTCATCCAGAAAGTGCGACGCCGGGCGCGTCGACATGTCGTGCACGTACTGGGCAATGCTCACGTAGTCCGGGCGCTTGAGCTGGTCGAGTTCCTTGACCGACAACCCGGTGGCCAGTTTGGCCAGTTCGAAGAACTGATCGTCTTCATCATCGCCGGCGCGGGCCAGGGCGTCTTTTTGCGCGGCGTAGTACAGCGGTTTGAGGGGGAGCTGCTCGATCCGCGCATCGTCGTCACCGATGATCGGCGACAGCAAGACGTGAACGGGAGGTGTCCAGGGCATGAAGTGAATTCCTTGGTGGATACTGGAAAGTGCTGCGATTTTCCGGTCAATCACGATGTGCCCCCTGTGGGAGCGAGCTTGCTCGCGATGGCGTCGGATCAGTCAGCATCGATGTTGGCTGACACACCGCTATCGCGAGCAAGCTCGCTCCCACAGGGGCTGCATCTAGCCGACTGGCAAAGGTTTAAGGCAACAACACCGCACGGCGAGCATCGCCGAGGATGTCGACGCCGTTGAGCACGAACTTCTGGGTGCGCACGTCGATGTCGATCACCGGGACGCCGTTTTCCAGGCGGTTGTAGGTGCGGCAGGACAGCTCCAGGTTGGTCTTGGGTTTCTCGCCCATTTTCAGCAGGGTTTCCTCGAGGGACTTCAACTTGCCACCCACCGTGTGGTAGGTAAACCAGGTGTTGCCGTCCTGATCCTGGCCGGCTTCACGCACGTTCAGCAGAATGTCGTCGCCCACGCTCACACCCAGCGCCAGCATGACTTCCGGGCCAAGGCCTTGCAGCGTCAGCTTGGCTGTCAGCACTTTGCCGGCCTTGGCCATTTCCTCGCCAATGAAACGGCCGCCACGCATCTCCTCCATGTCGAATTCGATCTTCGGCGGGGTGAACTCTTCCACGGTCGCCGACAACGGCAAGCCTTGCAGGGTGGCCGCGATGGCCTGTCTTACGCGGTTGGTAAACATTAGAGAACGTCCTCCAGGAACTGCTCGATGATTTCATCGCGGGCATTGAGTTGATAAATCATGTGTTCGTTCGGCGCGTAGCGGCCGTAGTCGATGACCACGTACCAGGTGCCGTTCTTGTACTTCTCGACGCTGTTCAATTCCGGGTGCAGGTACACGCTGCCGCCGGGGATGGTTTCGTCGGCGACCAGGGTTTGCAGCCAGTCGTTGATGCGCTTCACTTCCTGGTCCATGAACGACTTGGTCAGATTCTTCGCCATGGCCTTCTGCCCGGCCTTGACCAGCTTGCGGCTGATGGCGTCTTCCAGGCCGACGTAGCTGATGAACTTGCCGGTGATGGAGCGGTTGCCCAGCAAGGAGAAGCCGCCGAGGATGGTCCGGGCGTAGTAACTGACGCCATAGCGGTTGAGCAGGTCGCCTTCGGTGGAGGTGTCGAGGATGTTGTATTCCACGGTGCGGGAAACGTCTTCGGCGTAGGTGACCTGGTTGCCCGGGCTCTCCCATTGCTTGACCTTGGCGAGGGCGGCGATGGCCAGGCTCGACGGCGCCAGGAAGACGTTTTTCTTCGCGGCCTTGGAGTACACCGCCGGCATGTTGTGCACCACCAGGCAACGGTCGAAACCGAGGTCCGCACCGCCCAGCTCCTGGCTGTAAGTCACCTGGTCGGCGACCGAGGCATCCTTGCCATCGAGCACCACACGCGCCTTGATGCGCTTGCCGAACGAGGCGAACTCACTGGCGACGGCCTTGGTGCCGGTAAAGCCTGGCGCGCCGATGATGGTCAGGTCTTCAGCGACCCCACTCAACGCCGCCAAGCCCAACTTGCGACCGGTCTGCGCTTCGATGCCGCCGATCACATTGTTCTGCGTGTCGGCCGGCGTGGCGCCCTCTTCGACGATGACGACATAGACCGGCACCTTGACCACTTTGAGGATCTGGTAGACCGCCTGGAACAACGTCCCCGCTTCGGCACCGGTCGGGTCCAACTGGGCCTGGGTGGTGAAGCTGTTGATGCGGAACGGGGTGTTTTTCGGAATCAGCGGATTGGCATTCGGCGCGGTGCCGACCAGCCCGATGACGTTGTCACCCAGGCCACCCATGGCCTCGGGAGATTCAGTGGCATTGACGGTAATGCCGTTGTGCTCGAAGTTCAAAACCTCAGCCATGGTTATTCAGCCTTTTTGGTGGCGGCCTTTTTGGCCGGGGTGGATGCAGAGGCCGATTCGCCGGCCTCGGTTTTTTTCAGCTCCAGGCGACCGGCGCTGCGCAAGGCATTGGCCTCGACGTCGAGCAGGTCGAGTTCCTGGCCAGTGGTCGACCAGTGACCGCCGCCGGTGGGGAATGGGAGGAGTACGGTGTAGGTTTGGCGTGGTGCCATTTTTGGTTCTCCAGATACGGAAAAGCCCCTTGAGGAAGGGGCTGTTGGGTTTTGGATGGGTAAGAAAACGCCCCGTCGGTGCGGGGCGTTTATTTGGGTTGCTCAGATAGCCAGGAGGGGGCTATCGGACGGTGATCCAGCCGAGGAAACGCTTGCGCTTCAGGCCAATTGCGAAGCGCACGCCGGTATTGCTGAAGATCGAGATATTGTGCAGGAGATAACGTGGTTCCAACATTCTCCTCCAGTTCGTCGCGATGGCGAGCCACCACGCCGTCCGTTTCGGACAAGCACTGATCCCGCCAAGCCCGCTCGACAACTGCCAACTCCTCATCGCTGGACGGTTGCGGATCCACAAGCATAGGAAGACCGTCATCATCCCAGGCAATAACCTTACCCTCCGATTGTCCCGCCAGCAGCTCAGCGTGGCGTTCAGCAGAAATTTCGACCACATCATCTGGCATCGAAACATTAATAGCTGCGTCGTAGAAACCACGGGCTATTTTTGAAGCGAACATACTTTTCTCCTTAGTAACCGATGGCTAGGAACTGGACGTTTTCAGACTTTCCGGCGCCGGTACTCCCGTTGAAGCAGTTAATTCCGACCGAGTTGGTAGCAACCACACCGACCGTCGGGACAGAGTTAGTTCCAGATGCAGAAACCAGAACCTTCATTACCGCGGTCGGAAACGTGATAGGAAGGGCGATGGTAGCGGTCCCCCCCGTAGAAGTTGTCCCTGCCCCCCACTGTAAAACCAAACCATCCGGTAATTTTTGATAGCCCGCGGAACCGAATAAGGCAGCAAAGGAAGCAGCGTACTTAAGGGCTAAGGACCCGCCACGCAAGCGCCAAGTCGTCGACACCTTTACGAATTCTGCGTTGTCCCCCATACCTAGAACGACAGTGATCCCTGTCGCAACCGGAGACGCCAATACGTCTCCCCCTGAAGCAAGAACAGTTACAGCACCACTTCCAGTAGCCACTATCTCAATAGTCGCACCCTCTGCAACTCCGGCGGTCGGCGGCAACGTGATGCTGATCGGTGTAGGTGATATCGCCGATATGATGCCGCCGATACTCGAAGCACCGAGTGCGGAACTGGCAGTAAGCGGCACAAACACCGAATACTCGACGCCCATCCGCTTGGCAAAGGCTGCGTTCACCAATCTGAGAGAGCTGTCGAACTGGGCCGCAGTCGAGCCAAATATTCTTGAATATTGCAACTGTGCCGTCCCACCCGCCCACCACGCGCTCGCACCATTACCGGTCAACTCCAGGGTCGCACCTACCTGCAAGTCGATGCTCGTAATCTGACCTGCCCCCGAATTAATGTTGTCAGCATCGACACAAACAACGGTGACAATGCCGCTACCGATATTCCGAAAATGGATCGCACCACCTGCCGGCAGGGAATTGACTGGAGGCAAGGTGATGGAGAAAGATCCGATGGCAGTAACCAGCGTGCCAACAGCTGATGCCGTCAACGTGGTGGTCGCAGTCAAACTTGTAAAGCCACGATAGCTGCCACTAGCGCGCATAACGTATTCAGTCGTCGCGATCGACTTCGTGTTGTCGAATAGCGGCGGCGTATTTGCCGTCGGATTAACGAGCACCGGCGAATTGAGCGGCGCAAACCCTTGAGTGATGTTCTGAAACACCAACCCCGTAGTGCCCAACACAATCGCCCCATCGGTAACCAACTGCCAGATCGTGTTGGCAAGCGTCGCGCCCTCCTCCACCGAGACAATCAACCCCGAAGTCACTTCGGCGCTCGCATCGGCATCCTTTGCCCGAACCCAAGCGTCGTTCGCGGCCACGTAAATACCGTTGTCTTTCGCCAAAGTCTGGGACTTGACCAAGACCCGATTCCCGGCGATCACTGCAATACCATCGATTGCCTGCGCGCCACTCAAGACAATATTGCCCGTCGTCGCTACCCGCACCGACTGTTTCCTGTCGAGCTTGGCAAGTTCATCAGCGACATAACTTGCAACCCAAGCCCGCGTCGCCTTGACCACCGTATCGTCGATCAGCAACGTCACCAACTCAGCATTACTGGTCTCGAAAATCGCCCGGATGTAAAACTCTTTCCCCGACCCCGAAGTCGCCAACACCGGTTTGAACGACTCTGGATATTTGACAATCGCGTACAGGATCCCGGTATCGGTCCAGATCCCGGCCTCTCGCACATACCAGCCGCCCACTTCCGGCGGGATGGTCACTTCGGCCAGCAACCAACTCGGGTTTTTCTCATCCTGGAACAGCGCATTGAGCGGCCCACGCCACACTTCGCGTTTGAGCGCCGTGGCGGTGGCGGCCGGGTTGTAAACTTCGCCGCCGCCATCACCGACGGAAATCTGCGACAGCTTGATGGGTGTGCCCGCCGCCTTGCAGGCGGTTTCGTAGGCGATCCCCGCATCGGTGAGCAGGGTGTAGTAGTCGGCCATTTAGGACCCCTGTGGATAAATAGTGGAGGTTTCGACGGTGTAGAGTCCGGCGGCCATGAAGGCCTGGCCCGAGGCTTCCAGTCCTTCGATGATGATCGGGTAAACCGTCGTCAGTTCGCCGCACAGCGTCGCGGCGCCGATGACGTGACGGCCGAATGCACTCAAGCCGACAGACACCTTCAAGGTGTCGCGTTCGCTTTTGGCATCCGCCAGGCGACGGTCGAGACGGGCGTCAATTTCTTCGCTGTAGGGCTGCTCGGTAAATGCCCTGACGGAAAAACTGTAGGGCGGGCCAGCGGGTGTTTGCTCATACCAGGCGCGCACTTCAGGCATCAGCTGCAAACCCTTGGCAGCATTTTCCAGCGCCTTTCGCGTCCCGGCCTGCCGGGCGGTTGGCCAGGCGAGTTCAACGGTCAGGCGCTTTTCAGCTTCGGGCGCCGTGGAGCTCCACTCGTTGACCCCACGATCCGCCGCGAGATACGGCAGGAACGCCAAGGGCGTGGTGGCCGGGTTCATCAACTCGGGAAACGGCGGATCGATGCGTTCAAGCAAGCGGGCGAAACCGAGGTCAAGGGCCCTTTCCAGTGGCGAACTGTTGGCCGGCAGCAGACTCGGGCGAGGTGTGTCGTCACTCATAACGTGTCCACCTCAACCTCGACGCCCGTGCAGTACGGGGCTTGGAAAGCCGTGGTCACAATCGGCACCAGCGGTTCGAGAATCTCAAGCTGGACCGCGCCGGCGCTGTGCAGCGTGTAGTCGATCCAGCTCGGGTCCACCCGCCCTTCCAAGCGATGACAGGCCTGGGCATACGCCTGCAACTGCTGCTCGGCGGCAACCTGGGTCAAGCCTGAATCCGGGCCGGCATTGATCCTCGCCACGACACGGATTTTGTAGGGTTTGATTTGTGTGGCCTGCACGATGACCAGATCGGTTTCCGGTCGCACGTCAGGCCGGGCGAAGTGCTGGCGAACACCGTTGAGCAGCGCCTCGGACGGTGTGCCATCGCCCTCGCGGGAAAGCACCGTGACCGTGACTTCGCCCGGTGCCGTCCGGCGTCCGTTGCCGTCCTTGACCTGCGCGGCGAGACCGTCCGGATCGAATGTGTAGGTCACGTTCACGACACCGCCAGCGGCACTGTCCACCTTCACCACTGGCCGTTCACCCAAGGTAAAAATCTCCCGCCGATACTGCATGCGCGAGCCCGCCGCTGGCGCGTGGGGCGCCAGGTAGTAGCGCAACCGCGCATCGTCATCGCTCTCGTAGACCGGGGGGATGGGCGGGAACGCTGCCGGGTCGCCCGGGTCGAGCAACTGACGCTCAAGGCCCATGTCCGCGAGACGAGCGTCGAGGTTGGTGCCCGTGGCCCACCACGCCAACATCTGCTTGATGCGGGCGTTGTATTTGCGTTCGTGGGTTTGCAGCCGCACGCAGAAGGCTTCAAGCGCCAGGGTCAGCAGTTCACTTTCGTTTTCAAGACTGTCCACCAGCTTCGCCGCACTTGCTGGCGAGCGCGCGCCGACGTACTCGACCACGAAGGTCTTGAACTCTGCGAGCAAGTCCTCGAACGCTTCGACAGTGACGATGGCCGGTTCGGCCAGTTGGTTCTGGCCGGGTATCAGCATGCTCATGTCACCACCTCGAACGTCTGTTTGCGGTTTTTCCAGGTACCGGCGAAACGCAACAGCAAGCCGGCGCCGTGTCGACTGGCGACAATGACCTGCGGCTCGAAATCACCGATGCCGTTTTGGGGGTTGTAGAACGCTTGGGCCGCGTGGCTCTGGGCGAGAATCAGCAGGTCGTCACCAAGGTTCTGCCCCAGCAGTTGCGTGAGTGCACAGCCATACAACGGGCGCTTCTGGCGAGTGCCCAACGGCGTCGTCAACGCCCGGGTGGCGCGCTGTACGAACTGCAGCCAGTCGTCGACCGTGGCGCCGGTATTTCGATCGATTCCAATCATGAGGAAGTCCCTTATGCGGTACTGATGACGCGTCCCTGGTGGTCCACCACCGGGCCGCTCAGGTGCACGCCGGAGGCGTCGAGCCGAATGCCGACGGCGCCCAACTGCCATTCGATGGCGTCGGCGGTCATCGCCAACCGCGACGGGCCGATGCTCAGTTGGAGCGCTTCACGGGAACCGCTGAACGTCGCCGGGCCGTTCTGCCAGTGCAGGACATGGCTGGCATGGTCGTAGCCGTTTTCCGTACCGTCCTGATAGAGGCGCCGCGTCAGCGAGGCTCGGGTCGAGACGGGCGGAAACTGACCGCCGTTAAGGCCGAACAACGCCACTGCCTGCCCGCCGCTCTCGCCGCCGCCATGGTTGAGCAACAGGCACTGCTCGCCCACGGACGGAATCCGCGACTCGCTCTGGGCGCCGGCGCTCGGGTTGAAAAAGCGGATCGCCGGGGTCAGCAGGCCACCATGGCTGACCTTGCAGGTGTTGCTGGCCGCATCGACTTCCTGGCAAACGCCAATGCGGCAGAAACTCTCCGCACGCCGATGCAAATCTTCCAGCTCGGTTTCCATCTGAGCCAGACGCTCGACGATCGGCCCCAGGTGCATCCGTAACAGCCCATCGAACATGGCTCAGCCCTCGAGTGCGGTGTATTGATCCGGGTCGTCGATGTTCGACACTTCCCAGGTACGGGCAAATTTCGGGATGCCCAACGGGTCCTCCAGCAGCGTCGGGCCGAGGTACAGGGTTTGGTTGAAGGAAAGAGTCCAGGCGCTGTACGCCCGTGCTTCGTGGATGAACGTGGATGCGATGCCATCGATTTCCGTGGGCAGGTCGCATTGATCACCCGACAGGCCCCAGCGGTTATCCATGACCAGGTGTTTCAATTCACCGGCCAGATCACAGGCCTCCCATCCTGGAACGGCCATGACCACTTGCAAAGACACCGTCAGGACATGGGCGATACGCCCGTCATTGGCGCGGTTACCGGGCGCATCGCGCTCAAGCGCAATCAGCACCCAGGGTTGGTCGTCGGCGCCATCGAACGCCTGGGGGCTGCCGACTTTCAAGGCGGGATAAATGGCGCGCAGCGTCTGGGCAATGGCCGAGAACAACTGCGACGGTTTTTCGATAAGGGCAGGCATTGATCGCCTCCTTGTGTATGGATCAGCGCTGTCGATTCACTGCTGGTCGGGCGGTAGGTCCCGCGGAGGGACTTCGCAAACGCCGAGCCGCTTGGCGACCCAGCGCTCGTAAAGACCGATCGCCACATCGGCACCGGCCATGGCGGTCAGGCAACCCAGTGCGCAAGCACTCCAGATCGACATGCCCAGGGCATACAACAGCATGGTTGCCGACACGCCGCAGACCACGCAGGCACCGGAGCGCAGCACCACGCGGCGCAGCAACGGCCAACCACGGGCGCCCTCCTTGTCAGCGCGCCACATCTCGCCGGACACCCCGCCCACCAGGGCGAGCACGATGACCAGCCAGATCGGCATGTCCAGCAACGCTTGTTGCTCGTTTGTCATGTCTCGTTTCCTGGGGGTGATTAAGATTGGGCGGGGAAGTTGTTTGAAGTTGAAAGAGATGTGGGTCGATGAAACCCATTAAGTCGCTAGAAACGGCGTTCAAACGTTTGTCAGGCAATTGGGGGCTGACATCACTTTGGCGCAGCGCAGGTCGCGCCTTTGTAAGTCATGGTGTAGGTGTAGTGCCTGTCCCAAGACAGCGGTAGCGCACTGGGTGCGGCCCATTCCGCGTAGTTACCCGACATCGAACCAGCGACAGCTAACTTACCCATGGCAATGGTCGCGAGATTGTTGGCACTCCCTGCACCCGGCATGGGCACACTCCCGTTCCATTGGAGATCGTCCCCGTTCTGGAACCATGCGCCCTTCCAGCCGGCCTGGGAACTCGAGTACCAGGTGTTGTCTTCTTTGAAACAGATAGTTTGGTTGGCATAAAAACCGCCGCCCGGAACGTGGTAATAAGCGAATTGCCAGGAACCGACAGGTGAGGTTTCGGCAAACGCGTGGAGGGCCTGGGTCGCCAGGACGGCTGCGATCAATACGCTGAGCAATTTTTTCATTAATTGATTTCCTTTGGATAAATTAAGCTTGACGGGATCGTGCGTAAGGCCGGCGACGTTTACAGTCGCTCGACAATGACGTTGTCAATAAAGGCGAAGTGAGCATTCGGATCCTGCTCATTCCAGAAGCTCAACGTAGTTTGATCGCTCACGGCGGTGAAATCGTAGGTTCTGGTTTCCCATACGGTCGCATCACTAGTGGCGACAGGGGTGTCGAAACGGGTGGTCTGGCCTGCCACCTTGACGTTGATGATGCCGGTCCCCGTGCGGTTCACGTACCTGGAACTGCCGGCACTGAACGTCAGGCGATAACGTGCGCCTACTACCGTGTTGATGTTCTGCTGGATGCCACCACCGTTTTGATAGGTGTAGTTGGCGAGGTCGACGCTCATTACACCTTCGGCGGCGACCGAACTGCCAATGGCAGCTCTGACATTGATGTACTCCACGCCTGACAGAAACGTGGTCCAACCGGTCACGAAGTCGGCTTGGGCCGGGGTATTCAGTACGCAGTCATTGCCACAACCGGGGGTTTCAAAGCTGCCGTTCACAACCAGGTTGGCTGCGAAGGCAGCACCGCTGGCCGCCAACAGCGCCATGGACAGAACGAACGAGCCGATAAGACGTTTGATTTTTTTCATGCGTTCACCTTAAGAGTCGATGTTTTTGCGCGGAGCATTCCGCATCCATGTCGCTCAAAGGCGATAACTCGAGGCTCAGGGCCTTCACATGATTCAACGCCCCACACCGGGAACATTTGATCTGGAGTTCGATGTTCTCGCCCACGCGGGCCAGAAGTCGTTTGCAGTGACCGCATCTGAAATCCTTCAGCATCGGAAGCCCTCCATTGGCGGCGGTGATGTGGTTGAACGCACCTCACGGTGCAGGCATTCCAAAAAGCCCGGTTGCCCAGGCTTTTCAGTAATGCGCTTGATCTTTCGGCGCGACTGGCGCGGTACGGATCCATTCAAATTGTTTTTCCGACCGCGGTCCCTGCCCGCCGGATAACTGCTTCTGGTGCTTTACGCTGCACACCCGGGTCAGTTGCCAACCCTCTGAACCGTCAAGGCCGGTTCATCGCTGCCTGTTAGTGGAACTAAAGAGCTTCGTTGCCAGCCGCTTTGTCGAGCGGCTTGGACACAGAATATGCACGGATGCATATACAGTCAATGCGTAAATGCATTTATTTATGCAGATCGAATGCGCAAATGCATGGACCCCTTGCAAATACGGGGTTGCGGGTTTTCGAGAGGCGAAAAAAAACCCGCACGGCGGCGGGTTTTATCTGACAGCGGAGGGGTTAACGGGCGTACATGCCCCACCAGAAGACGTGACCGAGGATAACGATTTGCTCGTCCTGCATTTCCTGGAACGTGTAGTCCTCGTCCGGATGCTCATCGCGGTTGAAGCTGCGCAGGCGGATGCCGGTGGGCAGGCGATAAAGCTGCTTCACCCGCAGTTGGCCGTTGTGATTGATGGCGTAGAGGTCACCGTCGACGATGTCGCCGATCCCGCATTTGCCTGCGTTCACCCCGACCGTGGCACCGTCGCGCAGCACCGGCAACATACTGTTGCCGCGCACCGTCACGCACTTGGCCTGGTCGAACTGCACGCCGTTATGGCGCAGGCTGCGCTTGCCAAAGCGCAGGCTGGAGCGCTCGCTTTCCTCGATGACGAATCTTCCTGATCCAGCAGCCAATTCAACCTCGCGCAGAAAAGGGACCGACACTTCGTCTTCTTCGACGGGTGTTTCGTCGTCCCACAGGCTTATGTCCTTGAGTTCGGAATGCGGCTCATCGCGGCGAGCATTGCCGGCGGGCGCAACGTCCGCGCGCCCGCGCAACTGGTCGGTGCTCACGGCGAAGTACTCGGCGATCTTCGAGATGTGTTTATCCGAAGGATCGACAATCTTGCCGCTGAGGATCCGCGAGAGGGTGGATTGAGGCACGCCGGTACGCCGGTGAAGCTCCGTGGGGGAGATCCCGTGCTGATCGAGCAATGCTCTTAATACGGTAGAAACGTTGCGTTTTTGCATAACGCGCATAGTGCTTGTTCTTTTCGCAGAAGACAAATGCTGTTTTGCATAAGCGTGCATATCGATGAAGAAACCATTCACTCAAGGTCGGCCCGATCCACCGTGGCGAGGGAGCTTGCTCCCGCTGGGCTGCGCAGCAGCCCCAAAAAACCTCCAATCACTGAGCATTCGGCGAATTGAGCTCAGTCCTTTTGGGCGCGCTACGCACGCCAGCGGGAGCAAGCTCCCTCGCCACGGGTTCAGTCCAATCCTTATATTGGGGAATTTCCCCTACAACTTCTTGGGAAATCCCTCAATCCGCGTCCTTCAAATGTGCGACACCAGGCTACATCGCCTTTCGCCTCTGCCTACGACTACGCCAGAATCCGCCGGCTTGTCCACCTTGGATCCCATCGGTACTTTGGACTCGTCACTGCCCATCAGTGATCGGGTTTAGTCGCTCGGTATTCCAAGGTGCTCATTGCTCCATTCAGTCAGGTCCTTCTATTCCTGCACTTGATGGTAGCTGTGCGCAGGGCGCCCTCGGGCGCGCCGGTTCCTTGGATCCCCGGTCGACTAACCTGCGTACAGCCGCCGCCCTCGTTTAGTCGCGAGTGAGCGCTTCGCGCTGGAGCGCCAATGAACCGCCATCGGGAGCGCACTATGATTTCGATCAAGCAAGGCTTGTCCAAAGGAGCCAAACGCCCCTTTGCTGATTTCATTCGTAACGCAAAATCGAAGGAAAAGAAGCGTGTTTACCGCAAGGTATTGGCCGAGGCTACCAAGCAGCAGAATCTGGTGATGATGCAAGCCGAGGTAAAACGAGCCTGATCTCCAGATTCAAGAGAGCTCGATCAAGTGTCGTAATGCCGTCCAACATTTTCATCGACTGTGGTGCCGCCTTCACGAGTTCAAGCCCGCTCCCACAGGGGGAAACGCGGTCCCGCCAAGAATCAGGTCGGCTATCAGGCCGCCTCGCGGTGGACGTTGATCTCCGCGCCCCATTAACCACGCTGGATTTTCGAAAGTGAGCCCGCCGTCGGGGCGGAACCCTAAGCAGCCGTTACCGCAGCAACGGATATGCACACAATCCCAAACGCTGGGTAGCACCAGACCGCCCATGTTAACCTTGCGCCCATCGCGGAAAAGCCGGGCCAATGCCCCTCCTTTTGCCCCACACCTTTCAACGAGCTTGCCTGACACCCATGAATACCGCCGTGAACGACCTCTCCAGCCACACGCCGATGATGCAACAATACTGGCGCCTGAAGAACCAGCACCCCGATCAGCTGATGTTCTACCGCATGGGCGACTTCTACGAGATCTTCTACGAGGATGCGAAGAAAGCCGCCAAGTTGCTAGACATCACCCTGACGGCACGTGGGCAATCGGCAGGCATGGCGATTCCGATGTGTGGGATTCCTTACCACGCGGCGGAAGGTTACCTGGCGAAGCTGGTCAAGCTCGGCGAATCCGTGGTGATTTGCGAGCAAGTCGGCGACCCTGCCACCAGCAAGGGCCCCGTGGAACGCCAAGTCGTGCGGATCATCACCCCAGGTACAGTCAGTGACGAGGCCTTGCTGGACGAACGCCGGGACAACCTGATCGCCGCAGTGCTTGGGGATGAACGCCTGTTCGGCCTGGCGGTGCTGGACATCACCAGTGGCAATTTCTCGGTACTGGAAATCAAGGGCTGGGAAAACCTGCTGGCCGAACTGGAGCGGGTCAACCCGGTGGAACTGCTGATCCCGGACGACTGGCCCAAAGACCTGCCGGCGGAAAAACGCCGTGGCGTACGGCGTCGGGCGCCGTGGGATTTCGAACGTGATTCGGCGCTGAAAAGTCTCTGCCAGCAATTCTCCACCCAGGACCTCAAGGGCTTCGGCTGCGAAAACCTGACCCTGGCCATCGGCGCTGCCGGCTGCCTGTTGGCCTACGCCAAGGAAACCCAGCGCACCGCCCTGCCCCATTTGCGCAGCCTGCGTCACGAGCGCCTGGATGACACCGTGGTGCTGGACGGCGCGAGCCGACGCAACCTGGAGCTGGACACCAACCTGGCCGGCGGGCGCGACAACACCTTGCAATCGGTGGTCGATCGCTGCCAGACCGCCATGGGCAGCCGCCTGCTGACTCGCTGGTTGAATCGGCCGCTGCGGGACCTGACCGTGCTGTTGGCGCGCCAGTCCTCCATTACCTGCCTGCTGGATCGCTATCGCTTCGAGCAGTTGCAACCGCAACTCAAGGAAATCGGTGACATCGAGCGAATCCTCGCCCGAATCGGCCTGCGCAACGCCCGTCCCCGTGACCTGGCGCGCTTGCGCGATGCCCTCGGTGCGTTGCCTGAACTGCAGGTGGCGATGACCGACCTCGAAGCGCCGCACCTGCAACAACTGGCACGCACCACCAGCACCTACCCGGAACTGGCCGCGCTGCTGGAAAAAGCCATCATCGATAACCCACCGGCGGTGATCCGTGACGGTGGTGTGTTGAAAACCGGCTACGACGCCGAACTCGACGAGCTGCAAGCGCTGAGCGAGAACGCCGGCCAGTTCCTGATCGACCTCGAGGCCCGGGAAAAAGCCCGCACCGGCCTGGCCAACCTCAAGGTCGGCTACAACCGCATCCACGGTTATTTCATCGAGTTGCCGAGCAAGCAGGCCGAACAGGCCCCGGCCGATTATGTTCGCCGCCAGACCCTCAAGGGCGCCGAGCGGTTCATTACCCCGGAACTCAAGGCGTTCGAAGACAAGGCGCTGTCCGCCAAGAGCCGCGCCCTGGCCCGGGAAAAGATGCTCTACGAAGCGCTGCTCGAGGACCTGATCAGCCAATTGCCCCCCTTGCAGGACACCGCCGGCGCCTTGGCGGAACTGGACGTGCTGAGCAACCTGGCCGAACGCGCGCTGAACCTGGACCTGAATTGCCCACGTTTCGTCAGCGAGCCGTGCATGCGCATCAGCCAGGGTCGCCACCCAGTGGTCGAGCAAGTACTGACCACGCCGTTCGTGGCCAACGATCTGAGCCTGGACGACAACACCCGCATGCTGGTGATCACCGGTCCGAACATGGGTGGTAAATCCACCTACATGCGCCAAACCGCGTTGATCGTGCTGCTGGCCCACATCGGCAGTTTCGTCCCGGCGGCCAGTTGCGAATTGTCCCTGGTGGACCGGATCTTCACCCGGATCGGTTCCAGTGACGATCTGGCCGGTGGACGCTCGACGTTCATGGTGGAAATGAGCGAAACCGCAAACATCCTGCACAACGCCACCGAACGCAGCCTGGTGCTGATGGACGAAGTCGGACGCGGCACCAGCACCTTCGACGGCTTGTCCCTGGCCTGGGCCGCGGCCGAGCGCCTCGCGCACCTGCGGGCCTACACGCTGTTCGCCACCCATTACTTCGAACTCACCGTGTTGCCGGAAAGCCAGCCGCTGGTGGCCAACGTTCACCTCAATGCCACCGAGCACAACGAGCGCATCGTCTTCCTGCACCACGTGCTGCCCGGCCCGGCCAGCCAGAGCTACGGCTTGGCGGTGGCGCAACTGGCCGGCGTGCCAAGTGAAGTCATTACCCGTGCCCGCGAGCATCTGAGCCGCCTGGAAACCACCAGCCTGCCCCACGAAGCGCCGCGCCCGACCAAAGGCAAACCGGCCGCACCGCAGCAAAGCGACCTGTTCGCCAGCCTGCCGCATCCGGTACTCGATGAACTGGCCAAGCTCGACCTGGACGACCTGACACCTCGTCGGGCACTGGATTTACTCTATACATTGAAGACACGGATCTAA